CGTTATATTTTTAGGTGTACATACCATAAGGAACACGTTCTTCCTTATTTTTCTTTAATAATTTATTAACAATATCAATTGTAACTGTAAGAGGGAATTCAATATTAAGAGACATTTCCTGTTCAAACAAATTTGTGCCTGGTTTCATAAGTCTATACAAATTTAATTTTGTATAAACAATTTCTAAACATCGTTTTAGATTTCGTACACCATTTTCTTCTTGAGTATGATTATCAATAATGTATTGAATCGTCTCATCTGGAATATTAATCTGTCCTGATTCAAACTTAACTTGTTCCATGATTTTAGGCAATAGATAATCTTTGGCAATAGATGTTTTTTCCTTCTTATCATAACCAGAAGTGTGAATTCTGTACATTCTGTCTCTTAGAATTGGATTTACTTTACTTTCATCGTTGTAACTGAAAATGAATAGACATTTACTTAAATCAAAATCAATTTCTGAAAAATATTTATCATGAAATTTTGTATTTTGACTTGTGTCAGTAAGATGAGTTAGAATGCCAATAATTTCTTCACCTCGAGGAGTCAAACTCACTTTATCTAATTCGTCGAAATAAATTACTGGATTCATTGATTTACATTTAATCAATATATCTACAATTTTACCCCATGTACTACCTTCATATGTGTAAGAATGACCTTCTAGGAAACTACTATCAGTTGCTCCACCAAGCGCAATAAATGCGAATTCTCGATTTAAAATTTTACTAATTCCATCTTTAACTAATGTTGTTTTTCCTGTTCCCATAGGTCCTTGAATTGCGATTGCGGTGCCTACCGCTTCAGGGTTTGCTATCCATTGTCCGATCATCTGCATAATCTGCATCTTAGCATCATTCAAACCAAATACTTCTTTATCCAAACACGTTTTAGCATTATCCATAAATTCATGACATTTATTAACACCATCAGTTAAAGTAACTGGTAAATTTTTATAAGTTCCAAACGGTATTTGCATAAATGTATCAATCCAATTTTTAATTTTATAATATTCTCCACTACCAGGTTCCATATATCTCAATTGATTAAGTCTTCTTAACGCACATGACTTAAATTCAGTAGGGATATTTGATTCCAATAGTGTAAGTCTATAAGGTTTTTCTACTTTTGTCATTTTTTGAATAGATTCCATTTCTTTTAAGATTAAATCTTGTTCATCACAATTTAACTTTTGTTTGAAAAACGTAACATCATTTGTAATGTAATTTGTTTTTAATAATTTTTTAAACTGTTTAAGATTTTTCTTTTTCTTATTATTCAACTGTTGTTGTTTCTTCTTTTTTGTTTCTTCTTCATATTTTTGTGTAATAGTTGAAATATTTTTAAGAATAGCACTATTCTTATTGCCAGATGCTAGTAATTTTTCAGTCATATCTTTAAATTTAGCAATAATTTCATCATCTTTTAATTTTGTAGTGCGTTTTTGTTTGGGTTGGTCTTCTTCTTCGCAAGCATTTTCTTCTTCGCAATCATCATCTTCATACTCTTCATCATCCGAGTTTTCTTCGTATTCTCCATCACATTCTTCACAACATTCATCCTCTTCTTCATAATCAGAATCATCTTCGTCTTCATAATCAGAATCATCCTCGTCGTCATAATCAGAATCATCTTCTTCGCCAAACTTATTACCAGCCATTGTAAAGATAATATTAATTTTTCCTGGTTTAATTCCAGCTTTATGATAAAGCTCCTCGACGGAATCTTCTTCTTCAGTATCTTCTTCTTCTTCATCTGAAGGAGGGGTTTTATCATTTTCAATCTTTTTATTTTTTTTAATTTCTGTTTTTTGTTTAGGCATAGATTTTTTTACACTAGATTTAGTTGAAGTCTTCGTATATTTATCAATCGATGATTTATCAGAAGATTCCTCCATTTTTTTTGATTTTGAAGGAGTATTTTTTGCCTTTTCAATACTATATTTTGATGGATATAAATCAGCTAGTAAATTACGAAATTCTTTCACATCGAATTTTTCTTCTTCATTACTATCTTCTTCCTCTTCATCATCAATCCAACTACTGCTACTATCATCAGACGAAGAGACATATTTTTTTTTAGAAACTTCATACGTTTTACCATTACGAAGCTTCATATTATTAGGTTTAGCAGAATTAATCTTTTCGGACATATTAATTGATACTGTAATTTTTATTTATATCAATTTACAATTTCAATTTTTTTATATATTATAATAAAAATTGAAATAAAATAATCTAAATATTGTGTATTTTATATAAGAAGGAATGTACAAGGCTAAAAGCTCAATCACAAAACAACGAACTCCTGCCAAAATTATTGGAATTCAATTTAGTATTTTATCTCCTGATGAAATTAGAAAAAGTTCAGTGACTGAAATTACTAGCCGAGATACATATATTAATAATAAACCTGTTATCGGTGGACTTTTTGACCCCAGAATGGGTGTACTAGAACCTGGTTTAATTTGTCCTACTGATGGTATGAATTATATGGATACTCCTGGTTATTTTGGTCACATTGAATTAGCAAAGCCTGTATTTTATCATCAATATCTTTCTACTATTATGAAAATAATTAGATGCGTGTGTTATAAATGTAGTAAATTATTAATTAGTAAAACAAAATATAAACAAGCCCTTGATATGCCTTCTTATAAAAGATGGAATTTTGTATTTTCACATGCCAGTAAAATTAAACGATGTGGCGAAGATTCAGATGATGGTTGTGGTACTAAACAACCTTCCAAAATTAAAAAAGAAGGTCTTGCTACAATCATCGCTGAATGGCAAAATATGGAAGGACTTGATGCTGAAGATAGTGATAAATTAAGCGTTAAACTTACACCAGAACTTGTATTGAAAATATTTAGAAGAATTTCAGACGAAGATGTCTCCTTTATGGGATTCAGTCCAACCTGGTCTAGGCCTGATTGGATGATTTGTCAAGTTTTGGCTGTACCTCCTCCTGCGGTTCGTCCTTCAGTTAAACATGATTCACAACAACGAAGCGAAGATGATATAAGTCATATTATAGTAAATATTATCAAACACAATAAAACATTACAAGAACGTATTTCACAAAATGCTCCTGCCAATCAAATTGATGACTGGACTACCATTTTACAATATTATATTGCGACACTTGTTGATAATAATATTCCAGGTGTTGCTGCTGTAGCACAGCGTTCGGGTCGTCCTTTGAAATCAATTAAAGAACGTTTAAATGGTAAAACAGGACGTGTAAGAGGTAACTTGATGGGAAAACGTGTTGATTTCTCAGCACGTTCTGTCATTACACCTGACCCCAATATTTCCATTAGGGAATTAGGTGTTCCTCTTAAAATTGCTAAAAATATTACTAAACCTGTTGTTGTCAATGACAGGAATAAAAATTTTGTTTTGAAATTAATTCAAAATGGCCCTGATATTCATCCTGGTGCTAAAATTCTCGAGAAAAAAACAGGCGAAACCATTTCTTTAAGACATGTTGACAGAAAATCAATTGTTCTTGAAAATGGTGACATTGTTCATCGTCATATTATGGATGGCGACGGAGTTCTATTCAATCGGCAACCTACCCTACATCGTATGAGCATGATGTGTCATATCGTTCGGGTAATGCCGCAGGGTGATACGTTTAGAATGAATGTCGCGTGTACAAAGCCCTACAATGCTGATTTTGATGGAGATAAATAATCATCTTGTCTCCAACAGGCGAACGTTTACTAAGTTGTAGACAATACTTAGTAATGAAAACGTTGTAATGTCTACTGATTCATTGTGAATTAATGTAATCGCCTAGTCATTTTAGTAAATCAATATAAACAATACTTGCTCTATAACAAAATATGGAAGAACTATTTGAAATTCATGAATCCCACAAAGTAATTGGTCATATATATAAAATTATTAATAATATAAACAACAAATGTTATATTGGTCAAACAAGAAGTCATCGTCTAAATAAAGGAAAATACAGACCTTTTGGTTATATTGGAAGATTTAAAGACCATATTAGTGAAGCTAAAAATATTAATAAAAAAAATAGATGTACTTATCTAAACAATGCGATAATAAAATATGGAGTAGATAATTTTACATGCGAATTAATTATAACATGTCCAATTGATGAATTGGATAAACATGAAATCAATTATATATCATTATACAATTCAAAATTTCCAAATGGTTACAATTTGACGGATGGTGGTCAAAAATTAGGGAATAAAAAAGGTCAGATTAATAATGTCAATGATACTCGTGATATTGAACAAATATCAAAAATGAAAACTAAGAAAGAACATAGTGATTATACTAGAAGTTTGATATCACGACGATTAAATGAATATAATGAGAATAATCCAAATATATGTTTGGAACGTATGTATATGACTCAAAAACAACATTATAATCAGAAATTTGAAAAATGTAAAAATTCATTAATTGATAGAACAAATATTGACCAATATATAAAAATAGTAAAAAATAATATATTAAACTATGAATATGTTCGTGTTAGATTAGGAAAACAAAAAATTAATTTTGTGGGTAAACATGAAACTATTGATGAAATTAAAAATAGAGCAAGAATGTTTATATTAGATATACTAAAATGGCAAGACAACCTTGATGCGGGAACTCCCTTAGAGCCTTTACTACCACTCAGTAGCAGAAATGTTACAGAGGAACTCGGTTAATAGCCGAACCCAATGGTAATAATGTAAAGGATTGGGTAATCCGCAGTGTTACTTCCTACGTCCGTTATGGTAAGGATATGGAAGGCACTCAGAGACTGAACGGGTGTCGGTAAGTTATGATGGATTAACCATCCTGAACTTGCTTAAGATACAGTCCGTCCCTTTTGGAAACATTAGGGGTATTCATGGAGATGAATATGCACGTACCTCAAGATGATGAA